CAACAGCTTCAGAAGTAGAAATTTATTCGCCCTAGTTATGGCACAAGCAACCACTAGAAACGAGCCACTGATTGACTTTGCGGCAGATACTGCCAAGGCTGCGAATCTTCTGCTTCAGATTAGCGGCTCTACTTTACGAGTGATTAACCGGATTCAAACTGGTGTGGCAGCCGCAACGGTGAGAACGCCTGAACTGCTTCAGTTGCAATTAGCGCCAGCCTATCCAATCAAAAAGGTTTTTTCAGAATATGAATTTAACACACCTTACCCAGACTCAGTAACGCTTGCTCAAGAAACAAAATATGTGGAAGTCCCAAATCTAGGCTATGGCGAAGAGCAAGGTTATGACGCACTCAGCACGATTGAAGAGAAAGTCATTGAATATTTAAGAGCCATTTTGCAAAGCGAATCTGCGCCAATCTGCACGGCTCGAATTTTTGGAATCAAGGATAATTATTTACTAGGTTATCGAATCATCTGCATTGACGAAAAACAATCAATCAAAGCCACGATTACGATTACTTCAATTATTTATAGCTTTGATGCAGAAGAAACGACTATTTCAGGTCCAACCGAAATCGACTTTGTACGGAAAGAATGAAGATTATCTACACCAACCTAATCACTAGCGTAACCAGTTCAGCGACTCAGTTAGCGAGTGATTATGCGATTGCCAAAGTTGAGAACAATTATCCAAAGCAGCCTTACATTGCGAACGCAACGAGTGCGACGATTACCGTTACCTGTCCAGGTGCGGAAGCCATTTTCTTCAGCTACTTGGCAGAATCTGTGACGGTAACATTCAAGGATTCTGGTGCAAGCACCTTGTCAACAGAAACGTACTCGAACACCTACACACTCAGCGAGCAATACCTGCTCAATGAGAAAACCCATTGGAATGATTCGGTTTTTGTGGCTTGTCCAGCAACCACAAACACCGTTGAGATTGCTTTAACCAATTCAACCGACGTCAAAGGAACACTAGACGGTTGGGTCACGGCAAGCAATGGCAATCTAGGAAGACTTCAGGCGAGTGCTGCAAACATTTATTTTGAAGACTACCCACAAATTCGGCTTGGAACCTTTGTCAGCGATGGGGTTTTTACCGAGCAGATCAACCGGATTACGGGTGACGGCACAGGCTCAGAAGATTTGCAGTTGACCGGAAATGGTGGCGCGAACTTCACGGTATCAAGCATGAAGTTGCCGCTAATCGTCAACACGATTCGAGCCGGAAAAGTGCTGGAAACCTACAATCCAAACGTAGGTATGTCGATCAGCCGAGACAGTTTTGGAATCAGACAAGAGCGAGACAGTGGGTTAGTTTACCGATTGGGCGAGATTCGCAGACGATTCACTGGTTCGGTTCAGGTCTTAGAAAGCGAACGGGCAACCGCAACCAAGGTGTTTTCTGGCTTACGAATGCAACCTGTTGCTGCTGAGATTCTGGGCTATCAAACCAACACCGCAGTATTCGGCAGTTTCTTTGAGCCAGCCAGCATTGCGTACAGTTATTTAGGTTCTCAACTCTATGACTACAACTTTGAATTTGTTGAGTTAATTTAATGTCATTACTCAAAACAAACGAAATCCAAAACTATAATGGTTCGAGCCTAACGCTAACCGCCAGCACGGTGTCGACTAGCGCACAACTGAACACGGGCGGAAATATCAGCGTGACGGGTTCTTTAAATGTTTCTGATGATTCAACGACAAGGACCAATTTAGGATTGGGAACGATTTCCACACAAGATTCAAATAATGTCAATTTAACAGGTGGCACGATTGGCAGTGGTGTTGTGTTCCCTGCTGGGCATATGATAACACATTCAACGTTTTATAATGAAATTGCATCTGTTTATTATGAAACAACAAGTAATAGTTATACAGATATGGGTTTGGAAATTAGTATTACTCCAAAAAATTCATCTTCTGATTCGGTTATAGTGGTCAACTTTTATGCAGGACTATCCCAAAATGAGGCTTCTGATGGTGTGGCTACGATCAACTATTCCACAAGTTCTGGTGTAACTACAGAATCGTCATCTACGCAACTCATTACTTCTTCATACCAAATTTATGTTGGGGCTTTACATAATTCTTCAGTACAAATGTTACATCAAAACTATTCAGCAAATACCACACAGTATTATCGGATATTTTTGAAAAGCAATAGTAGTGGAAACAATGTTCGTTTGATTCATCAAAGTTCAGTTTTTTCATTCCACGCCTATGAGGTGAAGAAATGATAACAGAAAATCAGGCTATTAGGGAATTATATGCTGGCCCAGTCAGTTTTACTCATAATGGGGTGTTTTATCACGGTGATTTTGAAAGACCAACTGAATCCGAAATCCAAGCAAAAATCGCAGAACTTACGGCTTCAGAACCAATGAGACTTCTCCGAATCAAACGCAACCAACTTCTTCAACAAACCGATTGGATGGCACTATCCGACAGAGTTATGACCCAAGCACAAATCGACTTCCGACAAGCCCTACGGGATTTACCAGCAAATTCAACTCCTGCACTGGATGAAAACGGAAACCTTACGGGCATAACCTGGCCCACACCACCTAACGACTAAGCAAAGGCCGAGCATATGCCAGCAGAACCCAACACAATGATTCAATTAGTCCAAGATTTAGGTTTTGGCATGGCTTCTCTCACCTTCAGCGGTTGGCTGATAGTGTTTCTTTTAAGAGGCTTTGAAAAAGAGCGAAATATTTGGCTAACTAAGGACTCTGAAAGCGATATTCGCGTCAGCGAGCTATTACGGGAAAATTCACAACTTCAACAGGCCACCACAGAAAAACTGGCGAACCTTCAGGCTGCGCAGTCTCAGCAGCTTTTAGCAGTTCACGAAAAGCTCAACACAACGCTCACCAACATGACCGTTGCGATCAGTGAGCTAAGTCAAAAAATGGATAATCTAAAAAAATGAAACCGATTCTCACAGGCTTGGCTTTGTTGCTTTCAACGTCAGCACTGGCTTTGCCTGTCGAGTATAAGACTTTGCACCTTGTTTCATGGGCTTATCAATGCTCACTTCGTTTGGCTCCCACCTATGAAATGCAAGGCATGACTTCAAACTTAGCCATGCAGTCCGCCATTCAGCTTTGCAGTTGCGTCATTGACCATTACCGCGAGAATCACAGATATGTAGACCTTCAGTTAATGCCTTTGCCACAGAGAGAGGCATTTGGAGAAATGTACAGTCAAGAGTGTATTGATTACCCAGAGCGAGAGACTTGATGCCAACCGTTGACCACTCCACTCATTTCAAGCGAAAAGAACTGCAATGTAGTTTTTCCGGTGAATGCCAAATGCAAGATTGGTTTATGGAAAAGCTGGAAGCCTTGCGGATGGATTACAACAGACCCATTAGGCTTTCTTCTGCTTTCAGAAGCATTGAACATCCGCGAGAACGAACTAAACCAGGAGGAAAAGGCGGACGGCATACCCAAGGCGTTGCGGTGGACTGTTTAGTCTATGGGGAAGATGCTTTGGACTTAATCAGCCTAGCCTTAAAACATGGATTCAATGGAATTGGCGTCAGTCAAAAAGGTGATTTCAATAGCCGATTTATTCATTTAGATATTCGGCAAGAATCTTCTCCAGCTATTTGGAGTTATTAAAATGGAAGGTTTTTTGGAGATTTTCAATCAGGCGGTTGATTCTGGCGGACTTGAGCTTATACTCGCAGCAACAGGTATGACAGCGGCTGTTCCTGGTGTTTTAATCTATAAAAAAATTAGAAAGGCGAAGAAGCTAAAAGAACAACTGACAGGATTGTAAAATCGCCACTTAACGGAAGTGTGGCAAATCCTCGGAAGGTGGCTCCCCAAGCTGGACTCGAACCAGCGACCCAATGATTAACAGTCATCTCAGCTTTTTCGGCTGTAGGCTAGATGAATACTGGGCTTGCTGGATTCTTTAAATTTTTTCTTGCCAGTGTTTCCGCCAGTGTTGCCTAGTTTATTGACGAGATCCACCTGCTGCAAATGGTCTGAATTCAGGTAACTCATGGTTGTTTGAATGCTCTCATGTCTCAGTAGCATTTGCACATGAACCGGATTTGAACTTTCACCAGATAACAGTTCAGTCGCAACCGTAGACCGAAACGAGTGCAGCGGTTTCGCGTTTTCAATGCCTACCTTCTGCAAAGCTTTCCTCATAGATTTGGTCAGATCCCCAAGCGAACTATAAAGAGGTTTACCTCTGCCATCATCCAGCACATAACGCTCGCCTTCAATATCCTGCGCCTGAATAAATTCTTTTAAATCTTCAGCAATTGGGACGATTGCGTCTTTCCTGCCTTTGACTTTCCAATCTCGCGTTGAGCGCAGTTCGATTCGGTCTGGATAAACATTGTCCCATTTCAGCGCCAGCAGCTCACCACCACGCATTCCGGTATAGCGCAAAAACCACCAGGCACGAAGC